GTTGTTTCAAATTAAGACCCCTCCGGCTTCGGCTAGAGGGGTCTTTTTTTGTTACCTATTGTGGTAGCAGGTTGGACATAGTTGAACGGCTAAGTATTTGTACACCTTGTTACCGCAGTTGTTCAGACATTCGGGTAACTGTTCGTAGTGTTCCGCGCATCGCTTGGCGTTCTTAGGTTGGACGCTTGGTTCAGTACAGTCGCCTACTGCACAAATGAGGATAGTCTCTCGGTGCGCTTCGCATAGTTGCGAACTTACACGGGTGGTTAGTTCTCGCTCGCAGTTTGGGAACTTGCAGACGATGGTTGTTCTCTCGTGGTAAGCGCAGTATTGGCGGGTAGAGGCTTCGTTTCGTGGACGGTTACATCCTGAACGGGTGCAGAAGTCTCCCGCTTGTACGTTTACTTGGTTGCCGCCGCGTCTACCTAGACGGTTAGCGGTCCTAAACTTGACTCGTTCGCCGGGGGTCATGCCTCCCCATATGCCGAATTCCTCTTCGTTGGTTAGAGCGAACTCTAGGCATAACATTTTTACCGGGCAGGACTCGCATCCGGCTTTAGCGGCGCGTAGGTCGTAGTAGTTTTCTCTTAGTCCACCGTTATCGTTTGAGAACCATGCGTCCGGGTCATTAGTGCAGGGTGGTATTGTGTCGGCTTCGTCGATTGCTCTCGCTAGTTCTTGACGTTTCAACCATGCGGCGCGGCTTACGTACATTAGTTTTCCTCTATTGTCGGTGGTGCGTTGTAGAGTTAGGATACACATTATTTACAGGTAAAGCAAAACCCCCGCAAACTATGTTTACAGGGGTTGCTACTACCACGGAGAGGAAGCAACATGGCAGCAGAATCCACCCTACCACAAGTTTTAGGCACCGCTGAGTTTGTCGCAAACTATGACAACAATTCGCCGGAATGGTTAGAGTTACGCCGGTCCGGGTTTGGCGGGTCTGAGGTTGCAACGTGTTTGGGTTTGAACCCGTGGGAATCCGCTCTTACTTTGTGGTATAAGCGCACTAACCGTATCGATTCCGAGGTTCCGGATAACCCGGCTATGGAATGGGGTCGACGTTTAGAGTCTGTCGTTATGGCGAAGTTTAAAGAGGACCACCCTGAGTTAGAGGTTTGGGATAACGTGGGTACTTGGCGTAATAACGAGCGCCGTTATCAACTGGTGAACCCTGACGGTATTTATCGTGATGCTGACGGCAACTATGGCATTATCGAAATTAAGACTGCGGCGTATAAGGATGACTGGGCTTACGGTGTCCCTAAGTATTACAAGACTCAGGTCCAATACTATTTAAATGCGTTTGGGTTTGATAACGCTTATGTGGTTCTTTTGGTCGCTGGTCGTGACTATAACGAGTTTGAGTTACCCGCTGACGATTTTCAACAGGCTGTTGATTTGGCTGCTGTTGAACGTTTCCTAGAGTGCGTAGAAAATGATACGCGACCTGACTGGGATGGCTCTAACTCTACCTATGAGACGGTTCGCAAGATGCACCCGCAAATTGAGGATGGCGGCGTAGAACTAAATGAACTGTATGTCTTGTATAAGAATCACAAGGCTGCGGCTGCTGCCGCTGACGCGCGACTAACGGAAGTCAAGTCGCAGATTATGAACCTTATGGGATTGGCTAAGAATGGTTTGTACGACGGGAAGGTAGTGCTGACTCGTACCGCTAAGGGTCAAGGTTTACCGTATTTAATGGAAAAGCGGTAGAATAATAACGCGGTATTTTGCCGCAGATGAGAGGAAAACAAATGGCTAAACCTGCTGGATACATTGACGTAGCGGAACGTATTGTCGAGTTTCGCGAGAAACACCCTACCGGTTCGCTGGTACAGGTAGACCTACAGTTCTTGGACTTTGCTGGTAAGTCGTGGGTGGTTTATACCGCCGCCGCTTACCGTTCACCTGAGGACGTTAATCCGGGTATTGGTACCGCGTGGGAACCTGTACCGGGTCCGACTAACTTTACCCGTGATAGTGAACTTCAGAACGCGGAAACGTCTGCGTGGGGTCGCGCTATTGTTGCGTCGTTGGCTGCCGATACTAAGACCGGTATCGCTTCAGCGCAAGAGGTCAAGGCTCGTACTCCGGACCCTATCAACTTTGAGCAGTTTCTAGAGTTGGCTGCTAAGGCTAAGAGCGAGTCTGAACTCCAAAAGATTTGGAACGATGCGCGTGTAGCAAACGCAACCCCGGAACTACTTGAACAGATTAAAGCGAAACGTGACGGACTGGGCAAGTAGACGCATCCTTATTGCTGCCATTCTTGAGCGTAAAGAATTGGTAGATATGTTATGGGAAGCGGGCGAAGATGAACGTGGAGATAATGAGTATCAAGAACTACGCGTCTTGGCTCACAAGTTAAGGGTGGTGCTGGATGATAACTCCGCAGAATGTGATTGACGAACTGGCTAGTATCCGTTCTCAGTCTGAGAAGGGCGTTCAGTTGTTGGCTGCCGCCGAAACAAAATCTATTGAACTGAAAATCGAGGCTGAGAAGATTGAACTCACTACGTTTATTGGGACTAGCGGTACTGTTGCCGATAAGACTGCTATTGCTAAATTGGCGGCTTTGGAGGCTAAAGAGGCGAGTGAAAAGGCAACTGCGGAAGTATCTTACATTAAGACAAGATTGAAACAGTTATCTGAGTCGCAGATGGCGGTTCAGACTAGTGCGAGGATGGTGGAACTTCAATGGAAAACTTCGTAAAGAGGCTTAGGTTTAAGTGGTGGTTGTTTAGGAATCGTAAGCAACTGGAACGCATGGAACCGTTGTTTTCAATTATTGCCATTATGGATAAGGAAGCCAAGATTTACGGTGACTCCTAAACAGTTTGAAAAGTTTCTTAAGCGGGACCAGTATTGTCTACATTGTGGTACTACGGATGATACTCTTGTTCCGCAGCATCGTCAGAATCGTCAAATGGGTGGCTCTAAGGCTCGTGACACGGACCCGAAAAACGTTATAGTGTTTTGCAGCGAGGCTAATGGTCGCGCCGAATCGGATGCGGCGTTTGCTCGTCTCTGTAGGGAGATGAATTGGAAACTTGATTCGTGGCTCTCTACTGAGTTGCCTGTTTATGACGCTTACCGCGGCTGCTGGTGGCTGCTAAGAAATGACTTTACGCGTGTCGAAATCGATATAGACGACTGGCATGGCTAAAGTAAAAGCGAGCCAGTAGAGCAACCTACTGACCCGCATAACCGATAAGTACGTATCGGCAAGTTTAATTTTAACTGCCGATTAAATGGAAGGCAGTTAATGACACTCCCCGGAATCTACCGCGCAGGCTTAGACTTTGAGCGCGGGTTTACACGCATCCCTAACTATTGGCTTAGAGACTCTCGTATCTCGTTTAAGGCTAAAGGGTTACTAGCGTACCTTTTGAGCCATGAAATTGGCTACACGATTACCTTAGGTCAGATTGAACGAGAGACCGGTGACGGTAAGTCTGCTATTCGTGCAACCGTCTCAGAACTTGAGTTTGCTGGGTATCTTATGACGCAGCGCACGACTGACGAACGCGGGTATAACGCAGGTCTAGCATGGTTTTTACAGGACCCTAATCCAAAGTGCGAAAATCCAACTTTGGAAAATCCAACGTTGGAAAATCGGACTGCATTAGAAGAAAACTTAATTAAGAATAAAACTATTAAAGAAACATATGCTCAGGACGTGCCTGAAGTTCTAAGCCTCTTCGATGAATTTTGGGACCTCTACCCTCGCAAGGTTGGTAAGGGCGCTGCTAAGAGGGCATGGCATAAAGCAACCCGCGACACTATGGATACCCTAATCATTCGAGGGGTAAAGAGATTAGCAAGCGACCCTAACCTTCCCGAGACTCAATACATCCCTTACCCGGCTACTTGGTTGAACGCTGAAGGCTGGTCTAATGACCCTTACCCGGAACGTAAACGGACCGCTGAGGAACTTGAGGCTATTCGTGCTGAGAAATACGCTCGTGAACGCCAAGCGTCTCTAGCCGCTGCAAAAGAAATCTTTGAACAAAACCGAGAGGCAGAATCTCGCGCGGTTCCTGCACCACTTTGCGAACATGGGTCTACTATTGTTAGATGTAGGACGTGTTTACGTAAAATGTCTAATGCGTCTGATAGTCTAAGTAAATAAATTCTGAGAGGAAAAAATAATGTCTAAGTATTCTGAATCATTTTCTGCTACTGGTGTAACTGTCGAGGCTGTTTTTAATGGTGGCTTCCGCGCTCTTGGCACCTTCCCTAAAAAGGACGGTTCTACCGGTTACAAGCGTTGGACTGTTTGGTCAGACGCGCAGGTTGTTGCTGGTGACGTGGTGTCTATTGCTGGTCTGATTTCGGCTAAGGCTGAGTCTTACACTTCTAAGGTTTCTGGTGAGGTTGTTAACACCGCCGCGCTGCACGTCAATAACGCTAAGGTTGAAAAGGTTGGCGCTGCCCCTGCTGCTTCCCCTGCTGCCGTTCCTGCGTCGTGGGACCAAGTAGCCTTCTAATGGCAAGCCTAGTTTTTACGGTTGCTATTGGTGGTTGGTTGCTGTTTGCGGCTAAGGACCAGTCGACGGGTTGGATGCAGGTTGTAACTACTGTTCTTGCTGGATGGTTTTTGTTTGCTGCTGTCTATAACGCTTGGCAGATTAGTCGCCGTGAGGACTGAAGCGTACTTTACCGTTTTTGGTGAGCCTGCCCCTCAGGGGTCTAAGCGTTATGTTGGTGGTAACGCAGCCTCGGGGGGTAGGTTTATCGAAGCGTCTAAGAAACTGGAACCGTGGCGGCAGGCTGTTGCGTCTGCTGTAAAACTTATGTTTGAAGCAACGGTAGATAGTTCTACGTTTGAGCCGGGCGTTCCGCTTGAGGTCCACGTTACTTTTGTTATGCCGCGTCCGTCTACGGTTAAGCGTTTGTTTCCTACGGTTGCCCCGGACTTAGATAAACTTTGTAGGTCCCTTGGGGACTCGATGTCGCTTGAACGTTATGCGGTTTTGATTCCTGATGATGCTCAGATAGTGCGCTGGTACGCTGAAAAGGTGTACGGGTCTCGCTCGGAGATGGGTGCGCGGGTGGCTGTTAAAGTTTTGGATGAAAATAACAGTTTAATAACATCTAAATAAATGTTTCAAAAGGTTCAATAGTGTGTTAGACTTTTGCTAAGTCGGAAATTCCGGCTGGGAGAGGAAGCCCGAAATGAAAACTGTACTAACTACTTCAGCCTTTATAGGCGCTTGGTCCTTCGCTGAAAACGTCAACAACATCCTTCCGGCATGGCTTGTAGCCGCCGGTTCAATCGCAGCAATCCTAGCCATCCCTGTAGGTCTATTCCTCATCGTGCGTAAGGTGGCTCGCTAATGGGAAACCCTAGACTAACTGCGATGATGAGCCACGCAAGAACCGCTTACATCGAATGGCTACTAAACGGCGATACCACAACCGCCGCAAACCTAGCAAACGCACTAAGTCACCTAGCGGATTACCTAGACTGCACCGAATCGCAGGCACTAGCAAAGGTGCAGGGTAATGAATAAAGCGCAAGAATTCCTAACCATGCTAGAGGCTGAACGCAACGACCTAAGTTACCTAAAGCCAAAACTAGACAAGTTTGCACCCGTGGTAGTCGAGACTAAAAAGGAATCACGTGCAGCACGTCAACGCCGTGACGCTACATTCTTTGACGGTGGTCGATATGCTGAAGGCGCTCGTGACCCTAAAGCCGTAGCAGCGTGGAAGAGGCTAAACAAAAATGTCTGATATTCCAAACAGTTCAGAACAGTATTGGTACGACAAAGGTTTCGAGAACGCTAAAGACTACTGGAAGCCGCAACGTAGCGAAGAGATTATAGCCGTCCTAAACCGTCAAGTCGAAGCCTACGAGGAACTGCTACACGACGTAGACGCACTTGGACCACAAGGCACCCGCTACCTAACTATCCTTAGTTACCTAGACAACCTAATCAAACTTTTGGAGGCTATCGAATGAGCGTCTACAAAGACTGGCAAGTCCCAGAATACAACCGCAACGAGTTGAACGTTCACGAGATACGCCTAACCGGATACAACCAAGGGGTCCTTGCCGAACGCAAAAGAATCCTAAACCTACTACGCAACATGACAAAAAAACCGAGCGCCGCCGTCGTTAAACTTATGCTCGACTTAGAGAGGGAAAACTAATGTTTGTTTTTGTAGACGCAGATGAGGACCTAGTTCCTACTTATGCTCTTGACGGGGATGCGGGCGCTGACCTTCGCGCTAACGCTGACTATTTTCTACCTGCCGGATTTCGTGAACTGATTTCTACAGGCGTTCGTTTGCAGTTGCCTAAGAACATGGTTGCCCTTGTTCACCCGCGTAGTGGTTTGGCTTTAAATCACGGCATTACCGTTCTGAACGCGCCGGGAACGATTGACTCTAACTATCGTGGTGAGGTTGGCGTGATTTTGATTAATACTTCTAACGAGAATTTTCACATTAAGCGCGGGGACCGAATCGCGCAGTTGGTTTTTCAGGAAGTAGTTACTGCTCAGTTTGTTAAGTCGGATGAGTTGTCTGAGACTGAGCGCGGGGAATCCGGTTTTGGTTCTACAGGTGCTAACTAATGAATGATGTTTATACGACCGCGCCGGTGCCTACTCTCGATGAAACTTATGTTATAGGTAGAACTCAAGGTATTAAAGCCGAACAAGAGCGCATTATCAAGTTGCTCGCAAACAGAATGAGCGAGTTGAAACTTTACCAATCTATGTTGGCGGAAGCGCCTGAGGTTTGGGACAAGCGCACTATTTATCTCACGCTAGAATCTGCTATTGCTCTCATCAAAGGAGAGAAATAATGGCTGAGTTCAATAAAGGCTATTACCGTAGGCAAGGCAGAAAAGAAGGCGTTTATCTCGAGCGAGAACGCATTATTAAATTGCTTGAAGATTGGGGAACTTTAAAAATTACACCTTATTGCGAAATTCCAATTTGGTTGGCTATAGAACTTATTAGAAGGGAAATGTAATGGCTAAAAGACTTTACCGTTTTGGAGACGACTACCTACTATCGTACGGTCGTAAAATTATGCGACTCACTTGGATTAACTCAGGCAAGAACGTAGAACTACGAGTAATCCCCCGTAAACACCGCGACGCTCAACAATGGGCATACCACCCTAAGGCTGACTAATGGAATTTCGCTCTCACATGACCGTAGAACTGGTCGACTCAATGGCTTCAGACGATGCAGTTGTTCGAGCAGCACGAGTATCGTCAGGCACCGAATCAGACGGGTCCCGCGATACCGGACTAATCAACTTCCTAATGCGTGACCGTCACGGCTCACCGTTTGAACACAACGCGTTTACGTTCTTTATTGAAGCGCCTATTTTTGTTTTCCGTGAGTTTATGCGGCACCGTATTGCCTCGTATAACGAAGAGTCTGCACGTTACAAAGAACTAGCACCAGTCTTTTACTTGCCAAACCGTGACCGTAACCTAGTTCAGACTGGCAAGGTTGGCGCTTACGAGTTCATCCCCGGCACCGAGGACCAGTATTTAGACGTTCACTATGCGATTAAGGAATCTACTAAAGTCGCCTATCAAGCCTATAAGGAACAACTAAACGCCGGTATTGCGCGTGAAGTTGCCCGCATGGTCCTACCAGTAAACATTTACTCAAGTATGTACGTAACGATGAACGCGCGTAGCCTAATGAACTTCCTAAGCCTACGGACCAAAAACGACGAGAGCGCTTACCCGTCATTCCCGCAACGCGAGATTGAACTAGTAGCCGAACAAATGGAAGCGCATTTTGCCGCAAAAATGCCAGTAACCTATTCCAAGTTCTGCGAAAACGGACGAGTAGCACCATGAGCCTATACAGGGTTAAAGTAGGTCGCAACACCATGACCGTATTTGCAGACGACGCTATGCAGGCTCAAGAAAAGGCGCGTAAATCATTAAGCGCACTTGTACGACCGGCAACCGAACCGGAAACCTTTGAATGGTTGAATGAGCAACTCGCGTTAGCGCTTGCCGCTCTAGAGAAAATAGAAAATGACTGCCAATGAGAACCTGTATCAATAACTGTAAGACCGGTCACGCAACAGACTGCGAAGAGACCGAAACGCATAAGGCTTGCCTACCACGCGAAGCAACTCACGGTTTCCTTTGTGACACCTGCTACGTGCGTCTACGTCAGGCACTACAAGACGCTACAGGCGTTATCTTCCACCTGCGAAGCGTATACGGCGTTCTAGGCTCTCGTACTACTGACGGGTCGCAGCGTGTCAAACGCGAACCACCGGCACCGTTGAACCTAACCGCGTACGAACTGTCAGAACAGATTTACAAAACGCTACTAGGAACTGCTATTCCTCTTTGCGCTCATCCCGTAACGGTGGCAGCCGCCGTAAATAAAATAACAGACGAACATTTATCCGTATATGACGTGACTGTAAACCTTAAAACTGTCGAACAAATGTTCGATTTAGTCAAGTTGGTCAATCAGGCGTTAAAGATGTTCCCTATCAATGAGCCGGTCCGTGTGACTGCTATGCCTTGCCCTGAGTGTGACCGTCGTACGGTTTATACGCCACCGGGTGAGTTTGGTTCTGAGATGTCTGTTTCTTGTACGGTTTGTGGTTTTGTTGTACCACCGGATAAGGTTGCGTTTTATGCTCACATGATGGAGGTTAAATAATGGCTAGAGAGAATCACCCTGTTTACGCTGGTAAGGCTGTTGAACGCTGTAAGGGATGTAAAGGAACACCTAACTGGTGTAAATGTAAGACTTACGTTTTGCCTGAAGGGTTGACTTTGCACCCTGCCGATAATGACCCGGTTAACCGTCCGTCACATTACACAAGCGACCCTAGCGGCGTAGAGTGTATTCAGATTACCCGGCACCGAACTTTTAACATCGGTAACGCTATTAAGTATTTATGGCGGGCAGGGTTAAAAGACAACAATAGCGACGTGCAAGATTTGAAAAAGGCTATCTGGTACATCGAGGACGAGATTAAGCGTATACAGGAGGCTAAATAAT